TAGCCAAGTTCAGGCTGAATCTACCGAACAAGTTGATGAAGTAGCAGTTGCACAGGAAAAAGCAAACGCAGCATTTAATAAGCAGTACGGCGAGAAGAAACAGTTAGAGCGTGATTTAGCAGTACAACGCGAGATTAACTCTAAACATGAACAAGCCGAACGTGAACGTCAAGCGGCAACAGTGGGTAACATTCCACCAATGCCAGATAGTTTTGATGATGATTTTGATGCGAAGTTAAAGCAACGTGATGATGCAATAGTTGCACAAGCTAACTTTAACGCGACAAACAACGCTTATTTGCAGCAACAGCAATTTACTCAACAACAAGCAGCGCAAGAAACACAGCGGAAACAAGCAGAACTTGCTAATAGCTTTACGGCTAACGCTAAGAAAATGGGAGCCACAGACGAAGAGTTTAATTCAGTAGTGAATACTCTTAATAATGGTGGGATGACTGGTGATATCGGGAATGCAATTATGTCAGACCCAGACGGTTATTTTATTGCTAAACATTTAGCAGCTAACCCACAAGAGGCTCATGAACTAAACACCATGAACCCCATCTTGGCTGGAGCAAAGTTTGCAGAGTTAAAGCTGAAAGCTAGCGCATTAAAACCGAAAACAAGCAACGCACCAGCACCAGCAACTAATTTGCAAGGTAATGGCGCAGCACCTAACGATGGATATAACAACATCAAAGGCGCTACATTTACATAATTAAAGGAGCCACTCATGGCTAATAATTTCGATAGTAATTTCTCACGTAAACTAATGCGTTCTTTCTTAGATAAGTTTGAATCAGAGCGCGTCTTAACTAAAAACGTTGATACTCAACTTTTCGCTGGTAAATTTAACGGCTCAACGGGTGATACCATTGACGTTAAACGCCCGACTGATTTTAAAACGGTTCGTACTTCAACAGGTGATGTGTCAGGTGCAACTAAATCTTCAATAGTTACCGGTAAAGCATCGGCAGTTGTTCAGGATTACTTCACCTCTTTCGTTGATTATGATGAAGCTGATGAAGCTATCAAAATGGATCAGTTAGACGAATTACTTGCGCCAATGGCGACTCGTATCGTTACTGACTTTGAAACCGATTACGCTGCATTCATGATGAAGAATACTGCGTTACTTGCTGGTACTGTTGGTACTGCGGTTTCAACTTGGGATCATGTTGCTGAAGCTGGCGCAATGATGCAAGCATCTGGCATCCCTAAAGATGGCATGTGGAATTATGCGGTTAATCCGTTTGTTCAGCGTTCATTATCAAGTGATCAACGTAGTTTAGGTGGTGAAACTGGCGGTATGACAGCTAACCAAATGGCAACAATCACTGATAACTTTGCAGGCATGAAAGTAATGACTGCAACTACCTTAGCTAATTACCGTACGGGTGATCAAGGTGCTGATCGTGCTGGTACTGTTGTCGGTACTCCTGTTGCAACTTACTTAGCTGCTCGAAATACAATGACACAGGTTATAGGTGTTACAGCGTTTGAGTTTGATTTAGAAATTGCCGCCGGTGAAACTGTTACTATTACTGGCCCAAGTCGTTTGAATCTTTCAACTCGATTACCAATGATTGATGAGACTGGCTCTCAAATCTCATGGACTGCCACAGTTACAGAGGCAGTTACACTTGATGGTGCTGGCGCTGGTAATATCACAGTTACTGGCCCTTGTATCAATGAGGCTGATGGTCAATATAATACTGCTGATGCAGCTATTGTGGCGGGTGCTGTTATTACTCTTGGTGGCGCACAAAATCAGATTATTCAACCTAATCTATTTTGGCACAAGCAAGCATTTACTGTTGCTTCTGTACCTATTAAGAAGTTGCACTCAACTGATACTGTTGCTACAACGGCAGACGGTTTACAGTTGCGAGTAAGCAAGGGATCTAACTTCCTTGAAAACCAAAACTTAGTTCGTATTGATTTCCGCCCTGCATACGGCGTAATGAATCCGTTCTTCGCTGGTCAAGGTTTTGGCGGTTAGTTAGTAATCTTATCGTAGCCACTTTAGCGAGTGGCTATCATCAAGTTTATTAACAGGGGCGCAAAATGAATACACTATTTAAACCTAATGGCAAAGAAGTACAAGTAAACGACAACTCCCTTGCTTATGCGTTATCCATTGGTTGGGCTGTTGAAGACCCGACTAAAGAAGTTGAAGTTATCGAAGAGGTTACTGAAGAAGTTGCCGAGGAAGTAATCGAAGTTGAGGTTGAGAAAAAAGAACCCACCAAAAAGAAAGCAAATAAAAAGGCTGACTAATGGAAACCGCCGAAAGCGTTATCAATGACGCGCTACAAGAAATCCTAGTCCAAGCTAGTGAGCAAGCATTACAGACGGTAGACTTTCAAACAGGTCGTCGCTATCTTAATCGAATGATGACCACCACGCCTTACAACCTATTGGGCTTTACGACTGTAACTAATCCTAGTGATGCTATTACAATTCCTGATGGCGCTATCGAAGGTGTTATATTCAACTTAGCTAAACGCCTATTAACTTCTTACGATATGTCATTGACCGCTGAGCTATTACAGAGCGCGCGTGATGGCCTAGCTGAAATTAGAAAGATTGCAATAGTAGTTAAACCTACCTCTTTCCCTTGTACGCTTCCTATTGGTAGTGGTAACGAGCAAGAAAACACATTCAATAACCAACACTTTTACCCTTGTCCTGATGATGAATTATTGGCAGAGCAAGGCGGCTCAATTCTTTTAGAGAGTGACACTTAATGACTAGTCAAAAAATAAGTAGCTTCAACGTAAGTACGTCACTAAATGATAGCGACCTATTTACCTTTGTTGTCAACGGTACTAATAAAAACGTAGCATTCTCAGACTTTAAAATAAGCCTTGGTGTTACCGGCACATTAACTGCAATCGGCGACCCTTTAGCCGTTCAAGTATTAAGTGAGCCTACTGCCCAAGATTATCAGATTAGAGCTATCGAGAGCGGTAACGGTATCATTGCAAGTGTTAGCCCTGAGAATGGTATAACTTTAGGTTGGAATGTATTACAAGACGCTACAGGCGTTCCTATAACTAGCGGATTATCTAATGATCAACCTGTTATGAGTTCATTCACTGCTGGTCTAGGTATTTCCATCATTAAGACTGGTGACAATATAAAGCTCACTAACACTGTTGATCCTGCTACTGGTTTATCTAATCGAGTGGTGGTCACTGAGGCTAGTGATTTAGCGGGCACTCTTGATAGTATGAAACAGTACTTTCTTGATGGCATCGTTGATATGGGTAGCCAATCAATAGAGATACCAGCAGGCGGGTTAACAATTACAGGTTATAGCTTTGATTTATCTAAATTAATATCTAGCGCAGCAGGTTACACAATGTTTGTGTCTCCTGTTGGCGGTAGTGGCAACGTATTAGGAATGGATTACGCTGTTGAAGTAACTGGAGCAGGCTCAAAAGTATACGAGCTAGTATCAAGTACTGGCTTTGATGCTTTCGAATTTTCTCGCGTTAACTGGAATGATTGCACATCGCTTGGTTCTATTGAGAATTACCGACAAGGCTTAGAGGTTGGTACTGGTCGCTTTGGTGGTATGCCTCAGTTAGAGTTGATTGGTACATGGGTTGGCGGTTACTTTATTGACACATCAATCGTCCGTAGCTTAGATGATGGCGCGTATTCTTTATTTAAAGCGGGCGCTGGATTTGATATGGCCTCACGCTTTAGGAGTAATCAGAATATTGATTTACCTGCAAGCGCATCATTCATCGACTTTTCAGCTAGTAACTTTTCTAACCCGTCAACACTTCAATTAGACGGTTGTATAATCACTAGAGATGGTGTGTTTGATGCGACAGATACTAATATAATTCCAAACGTAGCGGCCAGTGACCTGATTAGCGAATGGATGGGCAATAACGGAATAGACAACACTTTTGTCGGTGGTGAAGCTGCTGTATCAACAGAGATTACAACAACAATTGTAACTGATTCTGTTTTTGTTGATTTAGCCGGCACATATACAGTATCAGGATTGCAGCATTTTGACTCCCCTGCTAACGGCCAATTAAGGCACCTTGGTGATTCGCCTAGAGAGTACCAAATTGGAGCGCAGTTTGTTATTGATGGTACAGCTAACGATGTTATAACTATAAAATCAGTTGTATTTAGAAGTGCCAGCACATCTTTCGAGGACGGAAAAACACAAACCCGAGTCATTAATGCGCTACAAGGCGGGAGAAATGTTGCTTACTATGTTTACTTTGACAACATAACATTAAACAAAAATGATTATGTAAAATTCCAAGTAGCTAATGTTGGATCAACCGATAACGTTGTATCTGAGTTAGATAGCTCATTTACAGTACAGGCTCGCTAATGCCAGTCCTTACTATACCAATATCAAACGGCTTTTATGTATCTGACAGTTTACATATCAGTAATCAAGAGTGTGTGAACTGGTACGTTAACATTCCACAAGTAGAAGGTGCTTTATCTCCTGGCACTCTATTTGGTGGTGCAGGTCTTAGCGAGATATTAACCACTGGCCCAGTTAAGCAGGCTAACCGTGGCGCTCATGTTAAAGACGGTAAACCATACTTTTTAAACGGTGAAACATTAGTAAGGATAGATAACTCTTTCGATGGCGAGGGTGTTGAATCATTTACAGCCGTAGCGCTAGGTACAATACCCGGCGAAGATCGAGTATCAATGGCTGATAACGGCAAACAGTTGATGGTACTTGTACCAGGTGGTAAAGGTTACATTATTGACGAAACCGCAGGCACTCCATTCTTAGAAATAACTGACGCTGATTTTAATGCGAACGGCGCACCTCAGTTGGTAGTGTTTATTGATAGCTTCTTTGTTTGTAATACTGACTCAAAGAAGTTTATTAAATCTGCCGCTAACGATGGTAACGACTGGAACGCCTTAGATTTTGGTAGCGCAGAATCAGACCCAGATAAAATAAGCTCGTTGCACGTATTCAATAACAAGCTTTACATTGCAGGCTCGGAAACAATAGAAGAACATCAGAATTTAGGCTTAGGCGGCTTTCCATTCCAGCGTACAGGCTTCTTTTTAGATAAAGGTGTGTTTGCTCCTTTCTCGATGATTTCCTCTAACAATTCGTTTATGTGGATTGGTGGTGGTGAGAATGAAAGCCCTGCTATATGGTCATTAACTGGCAACTCTGCTAAGAAAGTTTCAACTACTGCTATCGATGCAGCACTGCAAGACTTTACACAAGCGGAAATAGAGTCAGCCTTTGCTTATTCTTACGCGCAAAACGGCGCTTACTTTGTTGGGTTTTCATTGCCGACTAGAACTTTTGAATACAATACTATTACCGGTAAGTGGAATGAAAGAAAGTCGCAAATCATAAATAGCAAAGGATTAACCGAGACTATCCGATGGCGCGTTAA